GAGTTACAAAATACTCTACAACAAATTAGAGAAACGTATCATATAGTGTATAACTACATTTATATTTTACAAAACAAATCTAATTTGGATGAGTTGTTTATTACATATAATATAGATGCAGCTTTCCAACCGGATACTCCATTGGAAAATACAATATTAATACATAGAAAGAAGGAATCTAATTCACTATACACTATTAATGCTCTTAACGAATTGGTTAAAGAGGAGAATGGTGGAGTGTTAGATAATTCGTTTGTCATTAATTGGCAGAAGTTTAAGAATTCAATCATATTAACAAACGCCGAAGGTACTAAGAAAATTCAAACAAGAGTTTTTGAGGTAATTGACTTTGGTGAAGGAAATAAATCCGAATAATATTTATAGTTACTATGTATGCAGTTAGAGGATATTTCAAACCAGAAAGTTCATTTCACACAATCGCAGAATGGGAAACCATTTGTAACGAATTTCTAGCTCTACAAAAAAACGGATTTGATGTTAGGGGTGGAACTATTGATTACAGTCCTCAATTAATAGATTTAATCAACAAATACTTTTCATATCAATTATACATTGAAACTGACCAATTTCCTGATTTGACAAGAAAGAAGGTATTGGATTTTATTGAAGATTTCGTAAATCATAAAGTTTGGTCATTAAAGAAAGATTACACCGATTATATAGTTAATATAGATAATGATAGAATTGCTTTCCTATATTCAAGAGGAGCAATTGAACCATACTTACTTTTAGATAAGCAATTTACATTAGATACATACGGAACGGCTGATGAAGAAGTGACAGCATTACATTGGACATCTAAAGAGGGATTGATTAACTTAATAGACAGTACGAAGAATGGATACGGATTTTCAGTATCAACATTTACAACACAAGCTAAAGAGTTTTTCAGAAAAGAAAGTAATATATTAGTAAAATTAACTGGAACATTGGTAGCAGCTTTCAAATCAGATGCAAAAACATTCGCAACTGATAAGGGTAATAAAGCAGTTAATATGTTCAGATTATCATACCCTGGAAATGAAAATAATCTTTGCAGAGATGTGGAAGATTGTAAAGAAAATAAAACATCCTTATGGAACGAAATAGTTATGAAACCAAAACAAGTTATAAAATACAAAGAAATTAAAAAATATTAATATTATGATACTTAAAAAAGGTGATAATAACGAAAACGTTAAGTTAATGCAACAAAAGCTGGGTATTGAACCAGCCGTAACCAACTTTGGACCTAAAACTGAAGCAGCTGTAAAAGAATGGCAGGCAAAAAATGGTTTAACACCAGATGGTATAGTAGGACCAGCAACTTGGGCAAAAATTATGGGAGAATCAACTCCAATTCCAGCAGCTCCAGTTCAACCTGTGGCAAATGTAGGTGGATTAAAATTGGATAAATTAAAGGGACATATTCCTGACGCAGTAATTCAAATGATTCCTGATACGGCAGCTAAGTTTCAAATTAACACACCGTTACGATTAGCACATTTCTTAGCACAATGTGGACACGAAAGTGGTGGATTCAAAGCAACACAAGAAAACTTAAACTATTCAGCAAAAGGATTAGCAGGTATCTTTAAAAAATACTTCCCAACTGAAGCAGCTGCAGCTCCATATGCTAGAAACCCACAAAAGATTGCATCTAAAGTATATGGTGGTAGAATGGGTAACGGACCTGAATCAACTGGTGAAGGCTATAAATTTAGAGGTAGAGGATATATCCAATTGACAGGTAAAGAAAACTACACTGCATTTGGTAAATCAATCGGTGAAGATATTATTTCTAATCCTGATGTAGTAGCATCTAAATACGCATTACTTTCAGCAGCTTGGTTTTTCTCTAAAAACGGATTACATAAGATGGCTGATGGTGGAGCAACTGATGCAGTAGTAACATCAATCACTAAAAGAGTAAATGGTGGTACTATTGGATTACCGGATAGAATAAAACATTTCAAAGAATACTATCATTTATTGGCATAGGATTTGGGGATGTAAATAAAAATTCGTATATTTATAGAATATAATAACACATAATGGCAAACATAAGTTTAAAAAGACTATTTGAAGCTGAAGATTTTAAAGCTAAAAGTAAAGAGACTGGAAAATTAGTACACTTCAAATCAAAGGATTCGTATCAAGCAGCATTAAAGGCTGGTACTCACGAAGACCCTAAAGCCCAGAAAGGTGGTGCATCTAAAGGAGCTGCAAAACCAAATGATATGTTTGGTGGAGATTATTCAAAAGATAGAGGTGGTGAACCAAAAGTAGATAGTATGGCAACTGTTAAATCAATTGCAGCTAAGACTGGATTAAGAACACAAGCAATAGCAGGTTGGGCAGATGAGAATGGTGTTAATTTATCAAACTTATCAGCTGATATTGATTCTAAAAAATTGAAACCAATGGATTTAATGACCGCAATTAGTGGTAATCCTGGTAACAAATACGCTAAAGATATAATCGCAAAGTATTCACAAGGTGGTGGAAGTAAAGCAGAACCACAAACCGAACCTACTTCTAAACCAAAAGAAGCTAGAAAAGGTAATCCTACTGTAAACAAAGAAGCTAAGAAAAAAGCAGAAGAATTTGGAATTACTCCACAAAAGTTGGGTAAAGATGGATATCAAAAAGCAATGTATCAAGCGGCAGTTGAAGCATTAACTGATGCAAACTTCCACGATGAAGCAAGAGAATTGGTATCAAAGATTGAAGGAAAACCTGAATGGGCTAAGAGAGTAAACTACCCATCAATGGATGACCCTAAGTATAAAGAGAAAATGGCAGATATTAGAACTAACGGAGTAGATAGTTCGGAATATTGGGGTGGAGAAGATGGTACACATGAATTTGCTAGAAAAGTAGCAGCATCTTCAGGATGGGATGGAGTTGATGCGGCAGATGGTATCGCATTCACTTTAAGAATGAATGGTTTCCATAAAGAAGCAGATATGATTCAATCGGTATTTGATGATAAACCATATATGCGAGAACAATCAACGAAACTAAAATCAATGATTAAAAAATAACTAAAAGGGAGAAACTAAAAATTCTCCCTTTTTTATTTTGACACAAGTTGTCACAAATTATTCTCATAAACGCTTGTTTATATCGGGCTTTCTTCGTATGTTTACTATGTAATAAAACGATACCGATATGAATACTGTAAGATTTAACCGCCACGAATTGTTCTCCGAAAAAATGATGGAGTTCCACTCTACTACCATCCGAATAGTGGAAGATTACCACATCGCTAGAAATGAAAGTTGGCACACCCCTCTATACAATATGTTGTGTGGTATATGGGATGGATACTTTTATAGCGAAATGTTAGAGATGGCGAAGCAGATGGGATTACCTACTCACATTACTGACCGAATTGAATTTACCGAATTATACATTAAACTATAATAATATGATGACTCCCCAAATCACTGCCCGTTACCTATCAAATGGAGAAATGATAGTTCGGGTATTATTTCCCAATGGTACTGAGAAAACAATGACTCAGACCGAATATGTGAATACATATTTAAAAAAATAATTCAGAAAAAACTAGGAATTACGAATACTTTTTTGTACATTTATAGAGTAATAAGAGATAACCCCTAAAAATATGAACTATTCCCAATTAAATCAGATGAGTTTGGAAGAATTACGAAACCTTAACTCATTAGTAGTAGAAGTAATGAACTCCAAACGAGCTATGATTGCTTACGAAAAAAAGCAGGAGTTGAGAGTTGGAATGAATGTTAAAGTGAACCACCCTAAGTTAATGGGTAAACAACTTCGTGTTGAAAAAGTAAATCGTACCAAAGCTTCCCTAAAAGTGTTGAGTGGTGGGTTCGGTTCTTATACTGTTCCACTTTCAATGATTGAAATTGTTAAATAATTAAAACCCCTTTAATATGAGAATAGACGCAGACACTTTAGTTCTAATTCGGTCTGAATTTGGTGAGTATGATATCTCACAAGTAGTTGGTGGTAATAATGATGTATATCTTCGATTTGGATATTGGAGGAGAGTGAATCTCCAAAAGTTACAAGACCTTATAGGTAGTGGTATCCAAGTGGTGGAGGATGACTTAGATGACGATGATTGTGGAACTTTATATAGCTATAAACTAAGATGAAAAACTGGCAACTAATACTCACCTCCCTTATATCCGGTCTAATAGGCTGGGGTATATTATGTGGTCCCCTACCTTACATACTTCCATTTGCTGGGCCTGATAATGAGCTTGGATGTGCTGTAATTTCCCTCACTATATGTGTACTATCTATATTGGCTGTAGATTATAAAAAGATATACATCGGTTTACAATAAAGTATTTTTTTATTTGTTATTGTCACAAATTTATCGTATATTTGTGACATCATTTACCATAAAAATATATCAAAAAAAAAGATTTGGAAATATCAGGTATTCTTCGTATATTTGTGTTTCCATTATATTTATATGTGTAACGGAAGTGTAGGAAAGACACTATAAACCAACCTTAAAACGTATGTTTTAAACCTTAAACTCTTAAAACTTAAAAGACATGGCTATTAATTTAGACGCAATTAAGAGCAGACTTAACAAACTGCAAAACACCCAAAGAACAACTGTAGAACTTTGGAAACCAGCACCGGGCAAACACACTATTCGTTTGGTCCCTTACAAATTCAACAAAGAGAATCCTTTCATTGAATTGTACTTTCACTACAACGTAAACAACAAAACTTATCTATCTCCGATGTCATTCGGTAGACCTGACCCAATTGTTGAGTTTGCTGACAAACTTAAAAGAATGGGTGATAAGGAAGATTGGAAAGCTGCTAAAAAAATGGAGCCGAAACTTAGAACATTCGTACCAGTATTGGTAAGAGGTGAAGAAGGTGAAGGTGTAAAATTTTGGGGCTTTGGTAAAACTGTATATCAAGAGATTCTTGGTTATATGGCGGATCCTGATTATGGTGATATTACTGACCCAAACAACGGTAGAGATATTGTGTTGGAAGTAACATCAGCTGAAGAATCAAACGCATCTTACCCTACAACCACAATCCGTGTTAAACCGGCGGTATCTAAGATACATTCCGATCCGGAAACTGTAGACCAGTTGTTGAACAATCAAAGAGAAATTACTGAATTGTATTCGGAATTATCTTACGCAGAGTTAAAAACTATCCTTGAAAATTGGTTGAATCCATCGGCAGCAGCTGGTGAAGATGAAATCGTTGATGAATTGGAAGCACCAAAACCTGCGGCTAAAACAACTACAACTGTGGCACCTTTGAAATCTTCTTTAGCAAAAGAGATTGAAGCAGGACACCTTTCCGATTTACCTTGGGATAAAGAAGAAGCAAAACCAAAAGCAAAAGATGATGTAGCATCTGCTTTTGATGATTTATTCAATTCATAATTAAAACCAAAAAATGGCCAAAAAAGCAGTAGATGATTTAGCAAGTATTCTTGCTGACTCCCTAAACAAACAAAATAAGGAAGGAAAGATTGCATACTTTCTAACCGGCGATGGCGGAGATGCACCAACCAATGTAAAGGATTGGTTATCTACCGGAAACGCTATGTTAGATGTAGCAATATCCAATAGACCTTATGGAGGTTTGCCTGTTGGCCGCATCACAGAAATTACGGGTTTAGAGCAGAGTGGAAAATCTCTGCTCTCTGCCCATCTTCTGGCTGAAACACAAAAGAAGGGAGGTGTTGCAGTATTGATTGATACGGAAACGGCAGTAAACAAAGATTTTTTAGAGGCATTAGGAATGGATATATCCAAACTCCTTTATGTTTCAGTTGATACAGTAGAGGGTATCTTTGAGGCTTGTGAAACTATTATTGAGAAGGTACGAACCGCCGATAAGGATAGGTTAGTAACAATCGTAGTAGATTCAGTAGCAGCAGCTTCTACATTAAAAGAATTGGATGCCGATTATGGTAAGGATGGTTACGCAACGGATAAAGCAATTATCATTTCTAAAGCAATGCGAAAGATTACCAATATGATTGGTCGTCAAAATATCGCATTGATATTCACAAATCAGTTAAGACAGAAGATGAACGCAATGGCATTCTCTGACCCTTGGACTACATCGGGAGGTAAAGCATTAGCATTCCACGCTTCAGTACGTTTGAGATTAAAGAATATGGGGTCACTCAAAGTAGGTGATAGAATAGTTGGTATTAAAGTTCGTGCTCAAATCGTTAAGAATCGTATGGGGCCACCATTGAGACACGCCGATTTTGAAATTTACTTTGATAGAGGCATTGATAACTATGGTAGTTGGCTTGGCCTAATGAAGGATAACAAAATCGTAAAGCAGGGTGGAGCTTGGTATGAATATACTGATACCGATACTGGCGAAGTAATTAAATTCCAATCAAAAGATTTCGCAAAAATATTAGATGATGAAGCAATTAAAACGCAGATTTATCTTAAAATATGTGAAGCAACAATATTACAATACAAATCAACAACGGGTGAAGTTGAAATAACAACGGACGTAGCATATGAGTCAGATTA